CCGCGAGGCCGCCCGCCGCATGGTCGCCGACACCGAGGGAATCTTCAACGGCAACATCACCCGCGCCCTGGTCATCGCCCGCACCGAAATGCTCGACGCCCACCGCGCCGCGGCGCGGGCCGTCGACCTGGCCAACCGCGACGTCCTAGCTGGCTGGCAATGGTATGCGAAGCTCGACTCCCGCACCTGCCCGTCCTGCATCGCGCAGCATGGCACCCTTCACGACATCGACGAACCCGGCCCCCTCGATCACCACCAAGGCCGCTGCACCCGCCTACCAAAGACCAAGACCTGGCGGGAACTCGGATTCGACATCGTTGAGCCCCGAGGCCTCGACTTCGAATCCGGGCCGGATTGGTTCAGCCGCCAGCCCGAGGAAACGCAGCGCGACATCCTCGGCCCGAAGCGCTACGAAGCGTGGCGCGCCGGTGGATACCCGTTCGACGAATGGTCGAAGCCGCGCACATCTGACGGGTGGCGCACCGCCTATCACGCCGGCAAGGTCGGCCAGCCTCCGGAAGGTGGCTGGCGCTGGCCCTCACCGCCGCCCGACAGACCGCTCACGCCACTCGAGCGGACGCACTTCCAGCGCCGACAGGACGCGCTGCCGTTCGACTTCCATGGCGAAACCCTGAAGCCGCGGGAGGTCGAGTTTGCCGAACGCATGGACAGCCGCGGTGAAACAATCGAATGGATCCCTAGGCCCGCCAGGCAGGCGGG